ATAACGCATTGCTTATCTGGAATTTAGCCCCCAGAAGTGCCGGTAACCAAGTTGTGGCCTAGCCACTTTATCCCTCATGGGAATGGAACTTGGTTTCCTGAGGGTTTCGCAAACCTTCAGGAGTTTTGACTATGGTAGCACCTATCATCGGACCGATCAATCAAACGATCAACCTTCCGAAGTTCTATCAATTTAGGAATCGCTATAAACAAGCTTTTCCGATTGATAGACCGCTTCGGTACGACAGCAGACAGCTGACCGTATTAGCCCAAAGCGAGGGTCGTTTTGCGTCTCAGGAAATCAACGCTAATTGGAAGTCTCACCAGACAACCAATGAGTCGCGAATCCGAGCGTACGACGACCTTAAGTCTAAGCTAGGTTCCACTGCCCAACTGGGAGTTGCTCTCTCAGAGGTGGATAAGTCGCTTGCGACCATCTACTCTCTGAGTAACAAGCTCTTCCAGATCAGTAGGTCCATCAAACGAGGATTGACGCACGATATGATGTCAGATCGTGCTCTCGTTAAGTTGAAGGCTCGAGACTTCTCAGGCACATGGCTTGAGGTCTCCTACGGGGTCATCCCCACCTATCAGGATATTTATTCCTCCGTGGATGTGATTCAGAATCCTGTCCCTCCCTTGCGGATTAAGGGAACTGGATCGTCATTCACTAGGGAAAGGTACTCACTAGGGCCAAACAGCTACACCCGCTACCTGTTGCGTCGAGACACTACTTGTGTTTCCACCTACGGGACTGAGGTAGCTGTAAGTAACCCTAACCTTTATCTTGCTAATCAACTGGGTCTAGTCAACCCCCTTTCTTTCTTGTTGGAACGAACTCCTTGGAGTTTCGTTCTGAATTGGTTTATTAATTTAGATCAGTTCATGTCTCAGGGTACTGATTTCTACGGGCTTGCCCTCCGAAATCAATATACATCAACAAGACAGATCCAGACCAAGTACTATCAATGGTCGACGTCTGGGAAAAACGGATCTTACCTGCAAGATTCGTTCGACCGTACGCTGGGTTTAGCTACCCCTAGCTTAGGTCTGCGACAGGCACGTGCCTGGGGCTGGCAAAGAGCTGCTAACGCGGTTTCTTTGTTGGCTAATAACCTCCGTTCTTTCTAAATTAGAGGAACTCATTATGCCATCAATGGCTAATATCACCGTCAAGAAAAATGACGGTACCACGGACATCGTCTACGACGCCCTTACGGGCGCTGGCAGCGATGGTTCTCCCGCAACCTGGCGTCAAGACACCGGTGCCAGTGCCACTCTTCCGGTTGGCCTTCGCGCCGTACTCTGGTTGAAGAGCCTGTGGAACGGTCCAAAGACCGCCCGCAAGCTCCCATTCCGGTACGAGCGCCCGTATGCGACACAGGATACGACCACCACCCGGTGGACGTCTTCCGATCGCATCGTGATCGAAGGTACGGCGACCATCCCTTACGGGATTCCGCCTGGAGAGATCAATGAGGGGGTCAGCCAGGGGTGTAATCTCCTGGCCTCTGCCCTCATCAAAGACTCTCTGAAAACCGGCTACGCGCCGAATCAGTAACTGATCGGAGCGTAGAAATGGCATTGCTTTCGGCTAGTCTGGAGCAGGTGATCCTCTGCTATTGGGAGGATCTCGACACTTCCTTTTCTCTAAAATGCGCTATAATGGCGCGCTATGGGGACTGGGAATCTTTGGTTCGGTCTGAGTGCCGACCAGAGGACTATGATACACCAGAACGCTATTTTCGAAGCGCAGCAGCCTTGGCCTTGGTCAAGAAGCTGCCTTGTCTGCCTATCCAGGTAGACCGGGTCGCAACTGCGCGGCAGAAGTGGTGGGACGGTGAGATCAGTTGCTACAAGAGCAATCAACGACTGTACCCGTATCTTCCAGGTCTCAACCTGGAGCGGGACGATCGGATAGCCCAGCATGTTGCTGGAGTCCGTGAGGTCGTTCGTGAGCTCATCGGGGTTCGGCCCCCTCCACTCGTGGAGGGGCGCTTCGGCCCCGGTGCAACGTTTGCCGATCGCGGTTTGAGAACAACCGTTCCTGACAAAATCTCAAATTCTCCAACCCTTACTTCGGATGGCGTATGGTTCCTTCCGCAGTTCTTCGGAACTGCTTGGGGCCGCTACACCGCCGCCGAGAAAGATCTCGTCTTCGTCCGTGGGAATCGTTTCACAACTGTTCCCAAAACCTCGTTGACGGATCGCTCGATAGCTATCGAGCCTTCTATCAACGTATTCTTCCAACTCGCTTATGGAAGATCACTCCGTGAACGCCTTATGAGCAGCCACGGGTGGGACTTAGACACTGCTCAGAGCGTCCATCGCCGTATGGCAAAAGACGCCTCTGTAAGCAGAGAGTTTGCTACTCTAGACCTTTCAAACGCAAGCGATACCGTATCAAGAGTCTTAGTAAAACTCTTGCTACCGCACGATTGGCACGAAGTCCTTTCTTTTTTGAGGTCTCCTGTCACTTCGGGGGTTTTAAGCCCCACCGGGAAACCGGGTTGCGCTGTGCTCGAGAAGTTTTCGAGCATGGGGAACGGTTATACCTTCGAACTGGAAACAGTTCTCTTCTCGGCGATTGCGATCTATTGCAGCCGCTTAAAAGGGTACGACGGGCGTCTTGGGAAAGACGTCTTCGTATTTGGAGATGACATCATCATCAAGGATGATGTCACGAAGGATTTAACCGCAATGCTAGCCTTTCTAGGCTTCCGTGTGAATGATGAAAAGTCGTTCTCCGGACTTAGTCCTTTCCGAGAAAGTTGTGGCGCCGACTTCTATAACGGAGTCGATGTGCGTCCAGCCTATTTGAAGGATGAACCTGCCAATGTTAAGGATAGTATTGGTGTTGCTAACCGCCTGCACACAAATGG